CCGTATTCATCTCTCAACTGTTTTGCAGATTTCCCCAAAACTGCCTTGTAAACCAAATCTGTATAAGTAGAATATGCGTGTCCATGCATCCTGTCATTTTCTCCAGACTGTTGAATTGCCTTTGTTAAAGCCTGCCTAACGGCAATACCTTTTTCTCGTTCTTTGATTTTACCAATAAGAGCCTTCTCCATCGCATTAAACTGCTTGATATAAGCCAGTTTAAACTGCATGGCTTTTTCTCCTGTATACCCCATGACTAAAAGTGTAAAACCGTCTCTGTTCATGTAATACATAGGATTTTTCTTCCCATTTGATGCTGTATAAGTCTCTTCATAGAATAGAGCTGAAAATTCAGCGCTACTAATATCATTCTGAATATTTCTTATATCAGCAAGAACATTCTTATGCTCCTTACCAAATGTTTCCGCCACATCAAGACTTGTTACTACCGTTACCTCTTCTTTTTTTACTGTCTTAATTTCTACTAACATATACCATTCCTCCTTGATGGTTTTTATTAAATAAAAAGACCACCAAAGACTGAATTTCTTCAATCTCTGGCGGTCACGAATCCGCACCTATTCCTCATAGGCTTGCAGGACGTCCTAAATTTCTTTAGGTCTTACCTGCGTGATTTTTAATTATTTTGTATTCTATACCATATGCCAAAATCTGTCAATCAAATTCCAACCTCTGCTGCATATTGGCATCGTCAATCTGTTCCTGCAAAAAATACGGCGTTTGATAAGCATTTATCACTTGCACTGCCTTATCACACTGGCTACGCTTGATGCTCTTGTAAGACCGAACCCCAAAGTTGTATTTCAGATTAGCATACAGGTTGTTGTAAACCTTTTGGCGTAATCCACGATTGCTGTATGCGCTCGACTGTTTTCCTCCCATGATTGAAACGCCTTTCTTTCTGACAGCTTCCGTAATGCGGTCGGCTTCCACCGGAAGTATCGGTAAGTCCATCTTAAGACTTTCCAAATCCGCCTTGATTTCGTCGACCTCTGCTTTAAGCTCCGTGTGCCCCTGTGCAAGCAATGCAATCTTCCCGTCCGTGGTCTGAGGCATCATATATGTACCAGTCTTACGAATGGATGGGAGAACTTCGGATGTTACCCATTTCTTGAACTTCTTCGCACTTTCCAGTTTGCTGCCAAAAATGAGGGAGTACAGACCGCTTTCATTGATAACGGTTATATCCCTATTCTGACCCTGACTCACCATTTTGGTGAGTTGCTTATCCTCTTCGTCTACATGACGGTTAATATCTCTACTACCGTTTTGGTACCCCAGAATATCCGCTACGTCTTTTCCCACAAACCACGGCTCATTGTCAATAACTACTGTTCTAATATCTCCAAACTCTGGATTGTTAAAAATCTGAATATTGTTCATCAGCAAATCCCCCATTTCTGCTTAAATGAAATAATTGTGTTCAAAATAAACTGCAAAAATTTTTCGTCCTGTATGTTCTGAATTTCCGTTATCAGCTGTTCTTTCATCTCGCACCGCCTTTCTTTTCGGATGCAAGGTTACTTGTAAAAATCCACACACATTTTAAAAAGTGTTCGCTGAGTACATTCAGATTTTTGGTAATTTCTTCAATATACATTTCTCTCATAGATTTTACCTTCCTTTCGTTTGCTGTTTGACAACCATTCCAAAAAGCGGTATAATCCATGTATCAACCGCTTTTGGTGGCTGTAAGTGTAAGAGTAACCGTTACTTGTCTAGGGCTTCGGTTGCTCTTATTTCGTTATAGACCTTATCAATCCCCTTCATTACTACATCATATTGCGTCATTCCGGTCTTTTCACAGCAATATAGAAGTTTTTCTCTATCTTCTTCTGTTGCTCTTACTTTTATAATGTTATTTTTGGGATTATCTGTCGGTCTTCCTGTTCTTGGTGACACTGTTTCATCTCCTTTCTTTTGTGTACACATAAATGTTAATATATGAGTACACAAAAGTCAATACCCTTTTGAAATATTTTTCAAAAAAAGAAGCGCATCTCTGCACTCCCTCTTATATACCCGCTTTCCCCAGCCTTTCCCAATCTGCATCCCTAGTACATTCATCCTTTTTCTTCAATAAGTTTTCGTTCTCTTTTTCCAGTTTTTCTATTTTTATTTCCAATTTCTTTTTCTCTTTTTTCAATGCAATATTCTCTTTTTCCAAATCGTCCGCACGAATAAGCGCGTTTGACTCCCGATTAAAAAGATCAGTATTGTGCGCCTTTAATGCATCTTTTTCTTTATTTAACTCTCTTATTTCCCATTTGTAATTCTTTTTATCTTGCGTCATCTTAATTTTCAATTCTTCTATCGTTTGATGTGCTTTATTCAACTTCTTTTTGCACTCATTTAGTTCTGATTCAGACTCCCTATTCTCCATCGTAATTCTCCACATATTAAATCCAAATTTATATGAAAGTGTAGCCACAATCATTACATATAATTTTATTTATTTCATATGTTTGATCTTTTC